GAATAGTATTCCTTGATCGGCTATCGCATTTTCAGAAAAAGTAGTAGCACCTAACATTAATCAGCTTCCTCTATTGTGTTGCCTTCAGCTACCCATTCTTGGATTGCTTGGTAGTGTCTGTTGGCAGGGTCTGTTGGCACACTATAAACAGTTTCATTATATATTACTTTTAATGCTTTGGTTGAATTGCTACCATCATCTTCTTTGTAATATTTTACAGTTATTTTGTCATAATCCATATTTTAATCCTTAAAGTTCAGCATCAGCAAGATATTGTGTTGGATAATGAGTGCCAGTAGAGGTAGTTCCCATCTGTGCAACAAATCCAAAAGGTGTGCTTGTTTGTCTATTAAGAGTACCACCACTAATAGTAGTAGCCATCGTTGGCGATGCTCTCATAGTTACTGGAAATGTCATTGGACAAATTGCAGAACTGTTTGGTAAACCAGCACTTACTTGAGCAGGACTGTACGGCGAATAAAAATTAAAGTTATCATCTAGTCCAGTGTTTATCCATTTGTAAAAATATCTTTGACATAAATTTTGTTCTTCCCCAAATGACCTATGCTCAAATGGTGTGGCTTGTTCGCCTACTTCCATCTGTATGCCAGTAATGAAGAATGTTCTGTCTGTACTGTCAAAGAAAGATGATTGACTATCAGATAATCTATTAGCATTTGTAGTGTGCCAAGTGTTACTAGCAAATGTACCACCTGCAAACGTTGAACCACCATGTAGCCAAAGATGCAAACTTAAACTACTAGCATTGTCATTATCTAAAGCATTAGATGTTTCATTATTAAATGTTAAAACTACTCTAGTCCAAGAGGCAGTAACAGAAAATTCTTGAGCTATACTTCTGCTATTATCATTATCATAAAGTTCACAAGTGTATGTAGCATTTGCATTGCCCTTAACATAAAAAGACACAGTGATTTTTTCAGCATCTGATGTACCCTTTTTAAATTGTTGTAAATCTTGTCCTTCAAAGTTTTGACCTAAAATAAGAATTTCACCTGCTCCAACAGATGTGTCGGCAGTCGTACAATCTAATTTTAAACAATTAGCAAATCCACTAGGACCATCAGCAGTTTGTGTCATAGTTAATCTACCTGCTGTACCACTAAAAGTTAATCTGTTCCTATCTAAAGTGTAATATCCACTAGTAGCACCTAGTCCAGTAGAACTTGTTCCTCTCTGTGCCACTTGCATAGCACCATTAATAACAATATTACGTCTGCCATGAATAGTATTGTCTGCCATTGAGGAGACTTGAATTTTACTTAATGCCATTCTATGCTCCTAATCTTATAAAGGTGAAGGTTGTAAGATTAACAGAAGTTGCACCTCTTGTAATTACTGTTCCCCCTGGTGGAACTAAACAAAATCTTACTTTTACATTTGAGGTGTCAGATACATTTACAAAAGTTTCTGTAGAATGTTGAACATATGTAGTTGTAGTAATATGTTTTAAAGATGGTGTTGATTCAGCAAAAGAATTGTAAGAAGAATTATTTGTAGTTACTTGAATTTGCCCAGTAATGTATCTTGAATCAGTGCTTCCATCTGCATTAGCAAAAGTTGCTCTTACCAAATAAATACCAGTTGTTGGAAAAGTAAAAATACCAGAAGAAACAGACATTGCTGTTCCTATAGTTCCTTGCCCAGTAGTATCTATTCTTTCGACATCAGTAATTGGAGTAAGATTTCCAGTTGTATCACCAGTTTTTCTCCATTGGTCTGCCATAGCAGTAGACATACCAGTACCACCATTAGCTACTGGCAATACACCAGTAACCTTTGATGTAAGGTCTACTGCACTATCAGCTATCTTTGCTGTGCCGACTGCACTATCAGCTATCTTTGCTGTGCTTACAGAACCATCAGGGGGAACTACAGTTTGAATAGCTTTGCCTAAGTAGATAATGTAAAAGTCATCTGAAGTTTCAACATCACCAGTCATAGTCAATCCAGTACCATTAACTGTATAAGATTCTGTTGGCTCTTGTCTTACGTTGTTAACAAAGACTTCAATCTCATTGGCATTGGCTACTGCATGAGTTAGGGTATATCCTCTTTTAGCAGGGCTACCAGTAACACCAGTTAAGTCTTGCTTTGCAAAGCTTGTGAAGTTTACGTCAGGTGTGTTTCCAATAAAAGGCATATCAAATCCTATGTACTAATGTTTTCTACATAACTTGCAATAACGTCTAATGATGTTGCTGTATCACTTACAAAGAACAACCTATCGCCACTTAACAAAACAATCTTTGAATCATGTGTAAAAGCTGATCCACTTGGAATTGTCATATTTTTAATTATGTAATAATTATTTGTGTTCGTTATATATACAGAAACTGTTATGGCGTTGGCTGTTGTGTTAGCTAAGTTTAAGCCTATCAGAGTATGGAAACCACTAGGAAAGTTTGCTCCATCAGGAATGTCTGTGGCACTAGTACCAATGTTCCTCATTTTTATTTGTTTAAAATTTTGTGCCATATTCTACTCCTATAAAGCTATAGCCATTGCCACTGCAAATCCATTACTTGCAAAAGAACTTGTATCTGTAGCTTCTATGTTTGCCCAACTTGAGCCATTGTAATATTTCAGTTTTGTTGTGCTTGTATTAAAATATAAATCGCCTGCTGATACAGTTCCCCCTGATGGATCAGAAGATAATGCTCCTTGGTATACGTTAGAGAACTCTGTCTTTGAAGCTTGTGCTTGTTCGGCATAATACTTAGCTGAATATAATCCACCTGATACAGCCGTTGATGTTGTAAACCCTGATCCACCACCTAACGCCCATTGTTTTGCAGATCCTGCTGATATTGCACTACCACTTATAGCGTATGATTTTGCTGAATGTTCTGTGCCATCTACTGCATCTGCTTCAACTGCCCAAGACTTTGCTGAACCTGACCCTGCTGTATCTGTTACACCAGTACCACCAATCGCCCATGCTTTAGATGAATACTTTGAGGACTCAACTGCACCATCAACCTTGACTGCATAATTCTCTGCAAGTGTAGCATTGGCACTAGCATTTTGTACGGCTGATAAATTGTTAGTAATGTTAGTCATGTTAGTAACTTGACCAGCTACTGTAGTAATATCGCCTGCCTTAGTAGCTAGTGTACTAATAGCATTTGTTGCCGTTGTACCATCTTGTAGATGAGCAACTGTTGTAACGTCAGCTTGTATACTTGCTACTGTAGTAATATTAGCTGATATTGTTGCAACTGTACCCGTATCAGCTACACTACCTCCAACTTCAGCATCACCAGTTGAAGCATTAAAAGCCAAATACTTACCTCTACGAGATGTGTTTGTTGGTAATGTTATTGACGTTAACGTATCAGTAGTTGGCAGACTTAATGCTCTTGCATTGTTAGTTTCAAGTTGTTGCATGACTGCATAGATTTTATCTAAATCAGTATTTAAACTTGATATGTTAAAAGGTCCCGATGTAGCAAAGTCACTTGTTCGTGATATTTCTATATCTCTAGATATTGTAACTGTGGAACTAGTATATTGAGTATTTAATATTACATTACCACCAGAGAAACCATCATCTACGGCAGTGCCTGATACAGAAAAAGTGTTTGCTCCTGTTCCTCTAGATATAACAGTATCAACACCTGAACTATTTGTAATGGTTACATCAATATCATCAAGATTAAAAAATGGAAAATCAATAGGGAAGGGTGTAACTCCAGCAGTGTTACCACTAGAGCCTATATCGTGTTGTATTCGTGCATCGTTGTCTGCAATAGAAATAGTAGCCATAATATATACCTTTACTCATATTGCACCTTCTTGTTAATTCACATCACTATTAAAAATCCCGTCCATTATAGGGTCTGCCCAAAACAAGTTTCCCCCAGGAGTTATAAAACGTGCAGACTTTGCCGTGTTATGATCTGCTTCCATTCTTATAATGTCACTTGCAACTGCTCCACCAGTAGACAAATTGCTTGCAGTAGGACCAAAAATAGCACCAAACTTTGCTCCACTAGGTATTGGCTTTTCTGTTGCACTACCAAACATTGGTCTCATGCCTAATTTATAATCTGATATTTTTTCTAAACTGTTGTTAACATCTGTAAACCAACCAAGCATACCACTTCGATCTACTGCATTTATTAGTTTATCATTGTAAGTATCTTTACTGTCATCAATACCATACTGAACATTTTTAATTTCATTAACTATTGCAGCTAATCCTACAAGCATTAATGCACCTTGCCAAAAAGCAGCATCTTTTTCTTGCATACCAGCAGTTAGCAAACGTACCATTGAGCCTTGACCATAACCTTTAAACTGAGTCATCATTGACCCAAGTTCTGTAGATGTCCATAAAGCTCTGTCACCAGCTCCTGGGGTTATAATAGTTCTTTCAACTGTTTGATTAAGAGCATTTCTAAAACTTAATCTAGCATTACCATCTGTCCATAAATCGGTTTCAGGTAACCATTCGCCATCTTCTTGTTTTGCGTGTTGGTTCATTTGCAATCTCATTCGTGAATGCATTTGCTGATCTATACCATTTGCTAGAAACTTTTCTTGGTCTCTTGTAGATATAGCATTCCAATCTTTCATAATATTTTCTGTCATGCGAAGCATACTTACATTACCAGCAAACTCTTTCATAAACTGATTCCAATAGTTAAGACCATTCAGCATAAAGAAAACACCTACACTTTGGTTCATGTTTCTTTCCCAAGCAAATCGACTGCCAAACATATCTCCAACATCAGTAAACTGTGCAGATCGTAATCCTAAATAGGCATCTGCTGATATACCAGCTTGATTTAATTCTTTTTTAGATAATTGTTTTATTGTTGTTCGTGCATTTTTAAAAAAATGTTTTAAACCTTTATCATTAACTTGCTTAAAACCTTCAACCATTACCGATCTTGCTACATCAGGAACAGAACTAACTACGGCACTTCCCATGCCTACTAATATATTAAATGACTTAAATGTTCTGATAGCACGGCTAGATAAAGCATGTGGGTCTTTAGAAGCTCCATAAGTTCCTCTCAACCTATCTCTTAAACCTCTTATATCTCGTAAATCATCTTGTAATTGTTTAGCTAATGTTTGCCTCTCAGCAGTAGTGGGGGCTTGTTTTATTAGCAATTCATATTCATCTGTGACTTGTTTAATGACATTTGCCATTGATACGTCACCAAAAGCTCTTGTCAGCTCAATGTCCATACCCATTGTCGTTGTATGATGTCTTAAAATAGATTCAACATCATTTTCTAAAAACTCTACAACTAGTCTGTCTGGTATCTCAAATGTTCTTGCTTTTGTAGATGATGCTTGTGTTATCCAATCAACACTGTCTAAACCTTCATCTAAGTTATAATAAGGTTTACTTCTTGTAACTTGATCTATCATTTCATTTGCAAATTTATTGGCTTGTGCTTCTGTCAAACCATATTGGTTTCTTGACCAATTTTTAACTATACCAATAAATGCTTCAGAGTTTTCCATGATTTTATCAACACGCCATATCCTGGGTAAAAACCCATCAGCCGTATTAACATTGACACCATTAGCTTGTATCTTAGCTAGATTTCTTTGAGCATTTACTAACTGTGCTTGCAAGGCAACTTTAGTTTCACCTTTGGCTTTGGCTATTTTAATCTCAAGACTTTTAATTTGTTTTTGTAAACCTCTTTCAAACAACTTTACTTCTGTAGCTTGCTTTTTAATGACGTCTAAATGTTCTCTAGCCTTAGAAGCTGCACTATTAACATATGTAGTAGCACCATCTATTATTTCGTCTCCATTGTTTCTTAATGCATTAGAAACTCTTTCTCTAAACTGATATTCCGTTAACCCATTGGTTTTATTAAGAAAATCTTTACCTTTTAGTTTGAGCATTTGCAATGATCTGCCAATATCTCCGTCTTTAGCTAAAATGTTTCTGTAACCTAGATATTGTTCGTCCATCATTCTCATAACATTTACAAGACTAGGTGTGTATGTAGTTCTGAAAGTAGTTTCTAATGATTGTGTCATAGCTTCATTGTCAGCTACTTTCTTTTGTATCATTCCACCAAAATCAACCATTTGGCTTACTACTTTACGAACTATAGGATTAGGACTTTGTGTTAATCTTGTTACTGGATTCCAAGGTAATTTCTCTAACCCAACACCAGTTTCTTTTAAAGCATCTCCGTCCATTGATTGCCACATAGATTGTCTTTGTCTTTCAGGACTTACGTTAGCTCCAACTGGTTTCCATGTGTTTGTAGTTACATCTTTAACTGGATTAAAAGGTTTTGACTTGGTTTGTGTTTTAACAGTTTTTGCTGGGTCAACAGACTCACTCCACAATACGCCACCTTTACCACTATCATAATAAATACGATTACTATATTTGCCTAATATACCTGTTAATGCTCCACCAATTAAACCAGCTCCAGTTAAAACAACGGCTGACTGACCTAGTGTTCTATTTTCTATTTCATTAGCCATCATTAATTCTTCAGGTGCTATTAGTGCTGATGTAAATAATGCATCACCAGTAAATCGTTTACCTAATCTAGATGACCTTAATACTTTTAATGGTGCTAATGGAGCCAAAATAGTAGGAGTAGTTAAAGAAGAAACTACTTGTGGAACCCATTGTTCTGTTTTTGCTAAAGTATTTTGATCTTCTAAATCTACATCTAAATTTTTAATTCTTTGTGCAGTTTCTGCACGACTACCACTATTTAAAAAACGCCAAGCACTACCTTCATAATTTTTAAGTTGTGGATCAGTTGTATAATCATAACCTTCTTCTTCTTCATATTCAGGGTCAAACATAGCTCTTTTAAAAGATTCATAAGGTGCATATTGCCTAAATGATGCTCCCCAAACTTCTTGACTAGTTGGTATATGAGGACTATGTGCTTCTGGAAATAATAATTCTTCTGCAAAAGGCATTACGTTTTTGTTAGACGTTGGCTCATTCATGTCTTTTATAAAGTCAGATTTTAAATAGTCTTTCATTATTTTTCTAACCATAAGCTAAAGTCTAATCCTAAGGTTTTAAGAAAAGCATTTTTCTTTGCAGCATCATATTGAGTAAGGTTAATTGGAGTTTGTTTATCTAAAGGAAGTATAGCTTGTGCTTGATTATATAAAGTTTGTAAGTCCATAATAATAGAGTCAGGACTCATATTAGAATTCCATCTATTATAAATAGCTCTAACTTGTTGAGCCTTCATTCCTGGTAAACCATAGACCCATTTTCTAAAATCATTATCTTCTATTGTATTAATAGCATTTTTGTAAGCTTCGTTTTGTGGAGATGTTGCCCAGTCAAATCTAAAATTATTGTAAACTTCTTGCTTACCACCATATCCATTTCTTATATAAATTGTATATGAAGGTGTTTTGCCATAGTTCTCATTAGGTACAATTTCATAATCCATTTTTTCATGACCTTCTTTAAAGCCATCATTTCTATTCCACATATTAGGCTGACCATTAATGCTATAATGAATATATTTATATAAATCTTCACTTTTAAGCTGTATGGGTAAACCTTCTGAAACACCATCATCTGTTTGTGTTGTAGGCATTGTGCTTTCAAATTGTTTTAAAGGAGGATTAAATGTCCATCTTTTAACTGTACTACCATTTTCACTTTTGCTTTCCATAATACCAATTTGTGAAAATAATTTTGTTAAAACTTTACCCATAGCATAGTTCATGCCTTTATTATCAGGAGTGACTTCTCCACTAGATGCGTATGCCCAAAACATATCGTTCATCATAGTCATCATTCTTGGGTCGTCCATGATGACATCTGTCAGATTATCCATACCATTTTGTTTTTGGTAATCATTAATTAACTGTCTCATTTCAGATGTTTTTTCATAGTTAAGTTTTATGCTGGGATCAATTACTGAAAATAAATTACCCAGTTGAGTGTTAGCTAAAATTAAATCTGTGATATAATCTTGATTTGTAAATGATTTAAAGGCCTTTTCAAATACTTGATATTCAGTTTCACCATTAGGTGCAAACTTAGATATAATCCTTTGTTTTGATTCAGGTTTTGGTATAGCTATTTTGTTTGTCAAATCCATACCAAATGATCTAGCATTACTAATGGCATAATCATTTATATTAGAAGCTTCTAATACTAAACCAATTTTACCATCAACCTTGTTATTAACTCTAAAACTTTCTGACAACATTGCATAAGCCATTGTAACCTTAGTAAACATTTCATCATCGTTGATGTTTCCTATTTGATTAAAAACCTCTACTAAAGAAGGGTGCAAAGTATTATAGTCAGTTGTAAATCTAACGGCTTTAACTAGGCTTGCATTTGCTACATCTTTATCATTAGATAAAATATTTATAGGCTGATTTACACCATTAATTCTTATAGTTTTAGGAACGCTTTTAGTAAGCTCTAATTGTTTTATTACGTCTTGACCACCAACAAAGCCACCTTTTGTGTGGTTGTCTTTTATCTCTATAGCTTTGTATCTATTCTCAGTTTCAACATTATATCTTCTAGCATAAGCATCTACTTTATTAATATATTGCTGAACTGTCATTTTGGGTTTAGCCGTACCACCTGGCATTTTTACACCAATAACATTAAGTTTTTTTAACTTATCTATATTATTATAAAAATAACTTGGTGGGTTAGCATAACTTGATGAGATTTCTAACTCAGCAAAATAAGGTGCAAAGTTAGTGTCTATTCTGTCTGTTTCTTCAAGGCTATATCGTGCTTGCCATACTTTTCTAAAAGCAATAAGTTCTGCCGTTCCTACTTTACCTTCTTTGATTCTTTGCATAAGTTGTGCAGTAGCAATTTCTTTTTGATTTGGAGTTGAGTTAGCTATTTCATCTAACAATAATAAATTAGTATCTTTATTGGCTTTATTAACTTTGTTGGTTAAATTAACTGTTCTTCCATTAAGAACTTGTATTGCGTTTGTTTCATGATTTTTATCCATACCAAGTGCTTGTATTTCTAATAACGTAGGCATATTTGTTAAATCACCAGTCACTATTTTATTTAGTACGTCTTCATATAAATCTAATGAAGCTTCTCTATCTTCTTGCTTTTTCTTAATAACAATATTGAAAAGCTCTTTAGCCTTTTGTTCACCAGCTTGCCTAATAGCATCAGAGTTAATTGTAGGGTCATCATTGTTGTCTGCTATATCATTAATCATTGATAATATTTCACTATGAGGAACTTTAGCAATGTGAGCTGACGTTACTGATTTTTCTACTACATTTACTTGAAGTGAATTTTTATATGCACTAATTGTTTTTTCAGCATCAGTAGCTGTATTTGAGTTAGCTCTAATTATGTCAAAGATTTTCTTTTCTTCTTTTGCAAACAACTCATTAGTTGATGCACCATCTCCAGCATCGTCGTCTATATTTGATTCAACTATAAAACTACTTCTTCTGTCTGCTAAACCAATAAGACCTTTATTTGCTGAAACTAATGCTTGTGTTTTAAGATTTTGTATATGTATTGCAGAAGCTTTTCTTGTCGCACTACCTACAATCCTATTTACTGATGGTTGTAGTTCATTCCATACTTCAGGTGCAACTTTGCTTTTCCAGTCATTTACATATGAAGTTAAAGTAGATTCAACTATAGTTTTCCCATTTTCATATGATCCTCTGTGTTGCTCTAAAGTATCATTTGCATAATCTCCAATATGATTTTGTACGTTTAAGCCAAAAGCATTTATAGCATGTTGTTTAAATCTTTCTTTTGCCTTTCTTTGATTAGACTTATTAAACATATCAGGATTAAAAGATGAGTTAAGTGTCATCAAATCCAATGGTTTTGGACTACCGTCTTCATTAGAAACGCTCCCAACATGTAGTCCTTGCTTTTCAGCTTCTAATAATGCCGTATCTAATTGGTTTTTATCTACTGTTTCAGTAATGTTTGTAATAGCATTGGCTATGTTTTGACTAGCTTGTGCCATAGCTTGTCCACCACTATCAACGGCAATACCAGTTGGTTGGACAAATTTACTTCTACCTATGGTTCTTTTTATAGCCATTTAACTTCCTTATGTTGCGTAGTAAGCTTTAGTGCCTGATGAAGCTGCATTTGCATAACCTGAATACATTGCAGCTTTACCTTGTTTCTTTTTACCATCGCCTTGTAACTTAAATTGTCTTTGCTTTGATGTACCCATGTACTTAATGGCACTAACATCATTATTTGCCACTCTAGTTTCACGTCGTCTGATATTAGCCATTGAACCACCAGCACCGACAGAAACACCACCTCCAGCACTTGATGCTGATATAGAGGCAAGTTGTTCTCTTAACTGTGCCGTTCTGTTTATAGCTTCCTGATCGGCTTGTATTGCAGCATTTTGAGCTTGTTCATAAGATGCTTGAGCATCATTTGCATATGCACCTTGTTGTTGTCTTGCTGCAGCTAAAGACATAGCACCAGCCATTAAATATCCACCTGCACCCATTAGACTTCTACCTCTAATAATATACCGTTTAACGTCATCGGTAATGGCTCCTCTTGTGTTATCGTTACTCTGCCTTCCTTGGACCAACCCAGCAGATACACCTCTTTTCTTTGTGTCAAAGCAGTTGGTTCTTGTGAAAAATCATCTGTTACATTTCTTAACAGAATTCTTGTACCTCCAGCTTTCACATTAAGTGTCGATACTAAATCAAGGACGGCTCTTACTATTCTACGTTTCTGACCTACACTTACACCATCTGGTAATTGCATCTCAGGGGGTAGGGTGGTTATCTCAGGCGTATAAGCCAAACCTATTTCAACTGAAGTAACGGCTTGATCTAATGTAAGCTGACCACTGCCATTTGTAGTAAATGTTCCCAGGGAATAATTACCTGATCTAACTTGGACTTGTGTATTTGGTAAATGAGCAACAGTCCATGTAGCCGTTGCACTTGCAGTTTGCTGAGATGCCATATCGGTGTAATAGCTATTCTGGAACAACTCTAGACTAGTAACTGTAGCACTATTAATTGTACGTTCTACAACTGCATATATCTGTCTGTTTACATTGGTTATATTCTTAAAGTTACCAGTGGTATCGTATCTAACCCAGCCTTGTACTTTCTCTTTTCTAATAGACATAAATACGGGCATATGACCATCTGAGTTCAGTAAGTATAGATAACCTTCCATTTGGTCTGAAGATTCACGTTGAGCTTCAATAGCTATTGGTGTGCCGATAATATGTTCTGATAATAGTGTTATTGAATCCGAGTTGTAAGCTTGTGATATATCAGAAAATATAAACTCACGAATAGCACCCTTTGACTTTGTTAAGAATACAACTGCACCATCAAACTCTTGTGGCTGAACTGTACCTGATCCAAAGCTAGTTTGCTTTTTTACTGTTATAGTAGAAGGGGTTAAAGGCTTATTCTCAGATGTAGGAATATATAATTCTTGCTCTGAAGTATATATAGTTAAGAATCTAAATGATTTCATAGCCTTGATTTCAGATACCTGTGCTTCAGCTATTTGTATCTGAATAGAGTTATCATCAGCACCAGTGCCTACATCAAAGTTTGTAAACTCTCCGATCTTTGACATAAATAAAAAGTTAGGCAGATCACGACTACCACCAAATATTAATCTTTGGTCGTGAAATGTAACTGTTCTTGCATATCCACGTATACTTGAAAATACTGGCTCTTGCCAATCTGTTATAGCACTTGTATTTGATAATGCACTTGATAATGTAGCCGTTACTGTTGTCGCATTTGTATAAGCCGTAATCTTAGCATGACGTACTAATGAAGCTGAATCTACAAGACGTATATAAAAACCTACATAAGCTGATGTAAATGCATCGGCACTTGCTGTTAATGTGACCGATCCACTTGTTGCACTTGGTGTTATGGTCGTGGCACTTGATGCAAACTTATAATAAGGTTGAAAGCCAAGACCAGCAGATTCATCAAAGGCATAAGCAGATATAGCAAAGTTTGTCGAACTGGTTCTGGTTATCTTTTGCATAGCCATATTAGGGTGTGTCACAAACATTGTATCACCACTTTGGCTTACAACTAACGATCCAATCTGAGCCGTTGCCCACGGACAACTTGTTATTGTCTGCAATATTACTGTTGGATTAGTAATATCTACAATTCTTAGTTTTGTATTGCTAAATAGAAGTAAATAAGCTTCATCTTCGTCATACACGTAAGCTTCTGTCTGATAAGACTCATTTGCAAGGGTCTGAAGGTATCTAAGCCCTGGTCGCCTAGTGCAACCACCCTGAGCCTTTAACCTTACGTTACGGAGTCTATATGCTCCATTACGATAAGCATCGGCATCAACCCTAGATGACAAAAGAGGGGATAACTCCCCTGATGAAAAATTTGTAGTAAATTGTCTTAATAACGCCATTCCATCAACTTTCAGCAGTTCCTTCAATCTGTGCAAAAATTCCAGAACCTAATCTAATTCTATGGTATCTACTTAATGCAACTTGTTGCGTTGTAACTTGCTGAGCATCTCTAGCCTTGGCTCTACGAAATTGTAGGTCTGCCATTTCTCTATATGATTTGGCAATATCTGCTTTTCGTGTAACTGACAAAGCCAAAACTGATGCAAGTCGATATATAACCCAAAGGGTAAAAGCTGGTGTCCAATATTGAGTATCAACTCTGTATATGTAATTTAATACAACTTCATCGTTTTCACTGGCATTAATGTATATGTATTTCTCATAGATATCATAAGTCTGTACTGCTCCACCTATTGTAATAGTTTGTACTTGGATAACGGCAGGGTCTGTCGGTAGTGCATAAGCTGAATCCCATCGATCAACTGGAGTATCAGCTAGTCGTGATAAAACAATCTGACCAGTTGCAAAGTTCCAGCTATTCTGTGCTAGGCAATCTTCAACAATATCTTCATAGCTTGTATTCATAACCAATGCTTCATCTGTTGCATCGGTAAATGATGATAGGGGCTCCATGCCTACTAAAACCATTGCCCTTTGTGCTACTTCAATATCGGTCTTGGCTGTATTTGGCATTTATTAGTAAAAACCCTTCTTTTTATCGTACATAATTTCATTAGGTTTTGGTTTGGTCTTGTAAAGATTTTTACCCATTGTTTTAATATTTTTAGATTGCATAATCTTTTTGGTTAAACCATGACCTACACCTATAATCATATTGGCAACTCTTTCAGGAGCTGACATATCATTATAAGGGTGAGTTCTTCTGTTTTTAGCATTGGCTTTTCTAAAATAGTTCATGTCATTTTTTTTGCTATCTTGAGACTCTTGAGCATCATTAGCGTATGATTTGCCACTTACATTATTTTTCTTTCTCATTTTAGCGTACATATTAACCTCTATGTGTTAGGTGCGTTGTCAGAACGTAACTTGTTATAAGGACTTTCTGTTCTGTCCTTGCCCATAGTTTGGTTATTACGTTTTAAGGAAGCTTCATACTTCTTGTATTTAGCTATGCCGTCTTTTGTGTATGGGAAATATTTGCCGTCACTTGCTTTGGGCATTGACCTTGTCTCCTAGTTTAACTTTTGAACCGAAGGTTTTTGTGTAACCTTTAGAAGAAGTAGAGGTAGCTTTTACAGCCACCTCCACCTTAGTTTTTGTGGGCTTCTTAGCCATTATCTACTATCCGTAGTCATGCTAACTATATCGCCAGTATCAATGGCAGAACCATCGTTACTTAAGACAGTACACATTCCAAAACCATTAGATGCATAGATAAAAACAACATCGCCAACATTCATTTCGTTAACCATGCTATTAAAATACCCAGCAGTATCAACAGTGTTGAGTGCATCGCCAGCAGTTTTATAATGCCAGATATGGAAACCATTACCTGAATAGGAAACCAAACTTAAATTTGCTTGTACAAACGCCATGTCTACCTCCTAATTCTTAAGTTCTAGTTCAAATACACCTTCAGCATCGATCAAGACTGAGTTCTGTTGCATTTTATTTAATACAAAGTAACTGTCCTTATCGTTGTGATATTGCATATTTGAGGTTATATCAGCACCGATTGCATGAGCAATGGCATCACTATGGTATGCGTAACACTCTTTATGAGTTGTTCCTGCAGCACCTGATCCGTTTTTGCCTAGTAGACCTGAGTGTGGAAACCACATAAAGCCTAACCATCTTTTGGCAGTCATTCCACTAGGATAAGGTAGATCGTTTTCTCCAACATATTCTGCTCTAGAGAATTGATCTAATGCCATAAGCTGAGACCATTGTTCCCAACCAACAACACAGAATCTTTTACCATCATCAGGAACTTCATTATTGCCGAACTTTTCCATTAATTCTAAAGCCCAAGCTAATGTTATTCCATTAGTTGTTTCATCGTGTGCAGATGTTGTTGTTGTCAACTGATTAATAATTAACTCATCAGTTTTACGTCCTAGTGCATAAGCACCAGACTGTTGAGCAACCATCATTTCATCATGGTTAATTCTTAACTGGTCTAGATCATCGACCCATTCTCCAGCAAAGTAATCTTCCAATGTGACGTTTACGTTAGTGTGTGCAAGGTTCATGGGTGCGATTGATCCATGAGTTGCTTTTGTTGTCGCAAAACCTTTACCGATTTTTTGAAATGTAGTTTTGTTCTTAACTCCATTTCTTGAACGAACTGTATTTCTAAGCTTAGAACCCATTCTTTGGTAAGCCATATGAACGCCAGATTCAAATTCTTCAATAAAGGAAGTGCTAATGCTTGGTGTAGCCATTAAAGCCTCCGTATTAAAAGTTAAAATTTACTACTATTCTGGTTGTTCGCTTACCTACTATCTTGAAGTTGTTCCATAAATGGGCTTCTAAGTAAGTTGTACGAGCCTTCTAGCAATTCTAATCTTTCAGAAAACAGAAACTTTGTTAATTCACATTACTAATTGTTATTTAAGTTTACGAATAGCTCTTTTTAATGCATTTATCCTTTCAGCATTGCCAACACCACCAACACCTTGTTCTTCTTCTGCCATTAATTGCTGTAAATCTAACTCAAGTTCTTTCACAGATTTTTTTTGACTAACTTTTTTTACACCCATAGTCTTAGGTTTTTTTATTGTTCTCATGCACGTTTCCTTGCTAGTTGTTCTGCCATAGCTCTAACTTTAGCAACATAAGTAGGATCACCACCATTCTGCCAATATTTAGGGTCTTGTTGTGCAGATTGTAAATCAGCCTTAGTAACAGTTTCTTGGAACTCAGTAGGTGAGGTCATGTTAAACTTAGGCTGACCATTTAACTGCATGATTTCCTCAAAGGCTTTTACCATAGATGCAGAAGCTGGTATTGCAGCAAATGTCTTGTAAGCTTCTTCAGACAATGATGAATTAGCCCATGTATCTACACGTTCCAATCTTCTATCTGCATGTTCACCTAAATGTTGGCTTTCTTCATTCCAATCAGGACCTGATGTGGCTTGCATATTTGTATACTCAGTTACAAATTCGCCAAACTCATCATTTGTCATACCAATGCTATGTGCTTTATCACGAAACCAACCAAGCATAGGATCATCTTGATTCATCTCAATAGGATTGCCGTCTTCATCTTCAAGTTCTACAGAATAATCACCAGGACTTAACGGGACATCTGCTTGAGCTTCTTCATTAAGCTCTCCCACAAGTTCGTTTTTAATCTCATCACGTCTTGTATGAAATTTGTTTTCCAAGTTTTTATACGATTGAGCCAGTTGCTCAGGCGTTTCAAACTTAGGGGGCAACCAGTCTGGTCGTTCAACTTCGTTCTGCTCCCCAGAGTCTTGGGATATGGTGCTTTCGATATTGACTTCTTCCGTATTGGTGCTTTCATTGCTTTGTTCAGTTGTTTGTTCATCAGACATAGTTTCTCCTTATTATGTTATACTTCCACAGTCCCACTTTTTTAATGCTAAATTAATACGGCTATTTGGATCATTTGCCGTTTTTTTACTTGTTAATTTATTTTTCATACCACTCATTCTTTTACAAAAGCTTTCCCTTCTTGCTTGTTTTTTAGGGCTTTTTTTAGCTTCTTTCGCAGAAACAGGAGGCTTGATATTTTGCCCTTTGGCTTTAAGGGAAGCTCTACCTTTTGCGTTAAGTCCACCTTCAGGATTCTGTCCTTCTTTTTTTTGCCAAGTTTCACTCATGTCTTCTTCGCAGTTTTTTCAGAATCTTTAAAAGCTTGATTAGTCGGTGCATTTTTTGAATTCTTTTTATTCATCTTCTCACCACTACCATTTTCAATACGTTTACGTTTGGCATGAATATTGGCATATAGACCCATCTTCTTAGCTACCATTCTTTCGCCCCATTTCTGTTCTGTGTTTTAATAATGCTACGATCCATCTTTGACCTTCAAAGTGAGCAAGATGTTCAATTCCCAATCCCGAACTGTGTATGTTGTTTGTTGTAATATTTTCCAAATACTGAAGGAAAGATTTGCCAACACCCGAACCAAATAAAGCATGGGCTTTACTATTAAGATCAGCTTCAACTTCAGCAGTGTATGACCTACCATCGACTGACGCATTTATTTTCTCCTTTGTCATTCTCCAAGTGTCCCTTGTTGTTGCTGTTGCATTAACTGCATAGCCATATCAATGTTCCCTTGTACTTCTTGCCGTGAAGCAAGTAGTTCTTCTTTGACACCAAACTTAGATGCCAAATACTTAATAACCTTTTCCTGATTATATAATGCTGGTGTTATCTCAGGACCAAATGTACCTGCGACTGTTTGCTGAAACCTTACAAAGTCAGCTACGTCTTGCTGATCTTGAGCCCTCAATAATGGCGATACGGGTACTATCCTTATTTCTCTACCATCTACTTTAGGTATATCTAGTAAACCTTGTTCCTTATAGATAGCCACAACTCTTTCAACCAATGGGTGAAGGAATTCCTTTTGCATTCTGCCTGCGACTGCTCCCATATCTCTTGCCACGTCAGCAAGCCTTTCTGAAACTTCCGTTGCTGACAATGGTGTTTTTGCATTTGGTCTTGAATCGAGTTCATCAATAAACAGAGCCTTCCTGACATTTCTTCTCATATCCTCCAAAATTAATTGTCCTACATCAAATCTGGCAGGACTCTGTAAAGACTCAAGAGAACTCCCAGGACTTCTAGGAATAAAAGTTCCAGGCTGTATAGTAATATTATCAGGGTTAAACACACCATCGTCATCATAGACATATGCACCACCTATAGCCATTTCAGCATTTTCAAGTATTAACTGCACTGTGAGGTTCAAAGTTTTAATGGCTGGCATGGCTTGTAATATTGGACCTCGTCCCCAAACTTCCATTCCACTTTTAGACCATCTAGTCGTCAACCACGGAAGACTGCCACGACCAACAAGCTTCTTCTTAAACAATACGTGCTTATCTGTTTCTGATATTAAGTAATACGTAAACTCATCTTTAAACTGATCGTCACTATCATACATAGTAGCTTCAATTAATTTAGTCTTACGTCTAGGATCACGTTTTTGTGCATTAATCATTTCACTTGAATAATTAGCTTGTGGGTATCTAAGCTTTATATCTGTAATATCACATTCATTGTTCCATCTAAACCAGTCAGTTACCATATCCATAGCACCTGATAATAATGCAACATTAGTTGGTGGTACGGCAGTAAAATGGAGATCGCCAACAAAACGACCAGACTCTACAAGCATATTCATAGTACCAATACCTAAGTCTTGTAATCCTTCATGAAACTCAGAGTTAAAGTTGCTGTTACGCAATCCCTCATGCAATAACTCTGTGATGTCATCAAGTTCTTTAAGGAGCTGATTCGAGATTAAATCAGAGGGGTACTCAGGACCTGGTGCTAGTTTAAATGCTCTGCCATTTGGAGGAAAAAAGCCAAGTTGGAGTCTTGAAGCAAATCTAGGGAGACCAGTTACTGCCGTTTCGTCATATATGTTTTCTGTACGTCTTTGCCCAGCGAATTCTCCAAAGAAACTTTCTCTGTGAGGCAAAACGTAGTCATAAATTTCTTCCCATATGTCAGACCAATTTTGCCATTTACCTTTGGCTTTCTTGTATCTGTCCATAACCTTTTTATAGTCAGCTTGTTCAGGGCTTGCACCACTAGCTGGGACTGGACTAGCATCACCACCTACATCATCACGCATTGTAATTACCCATTTTTTTAGATGTTAATAATGTTCTATGCCCACCAAAACCTTGCATATCTTCATCTTGAAGGGATTTATTGCCATACAAATTTCCAGCAATCTTTCTGTTCTTTTCAGAGGTTTCAAAAGCCTGACGTTCAGCTTCTTGCTTATTTATTTTTGCTTGTTCAGCTTTTTGTTTTTCTAACTCAGGATTAGGTGCTGGTTTAGGTGTTTTGAACATTCCCATTAATAGGCTCCTCTAGGTCTTTTGACTCAAAAATGATTGATCCTTTTCGTTTTAGCAATTCACAATACAACTGATAGGGGGTTAAAAGCCAAAATTTGTTGAT